TTGCATTTGGAGCGCTGTTAGGAGTAGGGTAAATATTAGTGTATTTTTCATTGTCTTAATTATTTAGAAAGTTGATAATGCGCTGCGTTTCCATCCCGCTGCGGTTTTAATATAAATATAATTATCATCCCAAGCAACGTCGCCAGTATTGCCGTTCGCGTCGGCTGTTCCGGTTGGCGTGTATGCTGTGCGTAGGCGTAGTTGTGAATAACCGTTAGCGCCATTAATATCGATTAAGTCGGTTGGGCTTGTTGTTTTTATGCCTAAATTGCCATTTAAATAATTATTGGCATTTCCATTCCCATACAATCCAAACCCGGAATTATTGCTCCACTCAATTGACCGCCAATCTGCAGCAAGAGTTAAAATAGGGCTAATAAATAAACCTCTTGATATACCGCTTGATGTCCCTGTTTGATTAATTGTAGTATTTATTCTAAAGGCGTTATAAATTGCGGATCCTGAAGTTGGCAAAAAGCTTTGCCTAATGGCAAATGTACTTTGCGTTCCACTTGTTGCATTTAAATTTGTACCTCCGTAATTATAAAGAGCAAATTCGCTTAAATTTTGATTTGTTATTCGTGCATTAAAAAAAACCAAATGTCCATCGGGAGTTTGATTACCAAGAGTATCAATAGTATATAGTCTTGGGCTTAATGATCCTAAATTTCCAAATCTTAAATCTCCGTTATCAAGTACTTGCAAAAGCGATACTCCATTATTGTTATTTATTCTAAGTCCTACAGTACCGCTTGTTGTTCCTTCGCCATTTACTGTTAGCTTTGAATTTAAAGTAGTAGAGCCTATGCCAATCCTTCCATCATCGCGAATCATTAACGCATTGTTGTTGCCTGCGCTGTTGTGGAATTGAGCTGTCCAAGTGGTGGAGGTGGAGCCTGAGCCGACCACGTGAAGGCGGGCTGCTGGGCCTGCTGTAGATATACCAAAGTTTCCATTTTGATTAATTTGTACTACTTGAGTTGTGACATTGCTTGGATAGGTATATAATTTATAATCCGTAGCTGTAAAAAAGTTAGTACCTGCTCCTGTAAACAAAGACCCAAATTGTTGATTATTGCTTGCATCAACCCTAAATAAACCAATTACTGATCCTCCGGTATTTCTTGCAGATAAAAATGTATTGTTTGTACTTAATACTATATCTCCGTTGACATCCAATGTTCTAAGAGGGCTTGTTGTTCTAATTCCAAGTCGACCTGTAGTAGCATTCCAAAAAAGACCGGTAGTATCTATTGTTGTTGTTCCGGTATATTGTGGCAAATAGCTTGTCACTCCATTTCCTGTTATATCTGATCCCGGATCGGTATCGACCGTAACAGTACCGCCGCCATTTGATAAAGTTAAAGTATTGGTTCCAGTGGATAGCGTTTGCAACTCGTTGGTACTACTTGGATCGGCTGGAGTTTGATTTGACCAAACGCCCGTTACGCTGTTATAAATTAGCGTTTGCCCTGTTGTCGGGCTTGTTAGTTGTACGTCGTTTATTTGGTTTAGGTCGGGAAAGTGGGAAGGCCTGACAAATATAGTTCCGTTGTTTGCTGCATTCAATACAATTGCAACAGGAACTTTTAAGTTAGGTGCTGTTGGTATTGTTTTGGTTAAACACCCCGGAGTCGTTGCGCTACAATAAAGCACGTCACGATCTGCCCAAGTTTCACCGCAACTCGCGCCCGTTGTATTTAGACCGCGATCTTTGCCAAAGTGGTATACTAATCCATCGCTACCATTTGCAATGTCCTGAGCCGCTGTGCCAAGTATATACTCGCTATTTACAGATCCATCTGCAATGGCTGGAGCGATTAAAATGCGGCCCGATGCGCCCAAAGTCCCAACTGCCATAACAACTGTGCCGCGTGTAATTGTGGAGCCTGTTTGGTTTTTGCAGTTGAAAAATACATCCTCAAAGACTTGGCCGGTAACGTTGCCCGAATTTATTACAACGTCTAAGGTTCCCTCCTGTGCGTTCCAACTAAGCCGGCCCGCGTCTAAGTCAGTGGTATCGCCTGTGCGAAATTGCAAGTAGTATAAACTGTCAAGAATGATGCTATCATTTTGAATCCGGATACCTTCGCCCGCGTAATAGGTTGTCCCTTCGTTTATCCAAACCCAAGCGGAGCCAGTCCAGTAGTAAAGTTCCGGAGCTGCACAATTATTAATTACTACCTTACTATCGCCTTTTGTGGGCGTGTAGGCCGGCGCGCTGCACCCTGCAATTTCCTCGATCGTGTTGCCAAGTAGCTGCCATCCTCCGGGCGTGTTGTAGTGATACCATTTCCCTGTTATGGTGTCGATTGCCACTCGCGAAGTGCGGGCGGGAGGCGTAAATGAAGGTGCGCCGTTGGTGTAGCTGATGCCGGCGCCGTATGTAATGTTATTTTGTGCGAAAATTTGCGGTAAACTGCAAAAAAGCGCTGCAATTATTAATATATATCTCATCCAAATACAATTTTTAAAATTCCGTATGGTAGGCCGTAAAAATTATTGGCAGTCAAAAAGTAAAGATCGCCAACGTTCAAACCTGATGCGAGTGCGTCGGCATCCGAATCAAAAAAGCGTACTTTGATTGATGGAAGTGGGCCGTCAGGATTAACTATCATTATTCTATCATTTTAACGACCCCATAGGGAAGGCCGTAATAGTTATTGATTGATAAAAAGTAGAGGTCGCCCGATTGCATACCGGCCGCGAGCGCGTCGGCGTCGTGGGTGAAAAAACGACCGTACACGGGCAATGGCGGGCCAACTGCGTTTTGCCGATTGACGCGGATTGTATATTGTGCAATGTGGCAATGAAAGCCCGAATCGTTGTCGTAGATTTGGCGGACTTGTTCGTATCTAATGCCGTCAATGCTTGTTAATTCAAGTTGGAATGTAACATCGCGGCGAAAAAAGTCTATTGCCTGCCTAAACGCCTCCTCCGCTTGTCGCGCTTCGTCAAATGTCGTCCCCCAAATCGCAACCTCCGTTAAAACGTTATCTACCCAACTCGCAGCCGATTTGTTGTGGGCTGGATTGGAGCCTACTACCGTAACAACAGCAAAAGGAAGGGCCGCGTTTTGCGGCGCGACTACCGGATACACGCGCGTACCAAAGATGGCGAACGCATCGGTATTATCTGCTATTATTTTTCGAATAGGGCCTTGAACGTTCATTATACTTTTTTTAGGCGTTTGATTTTGGCTTTTAAGCCCTCTACAATCGTTTTTTGTGTGCGCTCCTTCATCATTATCCAAGTCGGCAAAATAAACGGCCTGGGCGGTGTGTGGCGCGTGCCTTTCTCGATCATATGAGCGTAGTATCCATCCGTTTTGCCAAATGGCCCAAAAACGCCCTGAGCGGTTCCCTTTGCTAATTTAGCACCCACAAAAACCGCGTACTTACTTTGCCTAAACCGTAGTACGTCAAACGATGCAGCGAGGTTGCCAGGATAATAGGTCGCTACTACATTGCCTCGGCCCTTTGGCGCTCGCATACTTTTAACAAGTTTTGCAGTGCTGTACCGTTTATGGACTTTGCGGCCGTGTGGCGCTGCCCGGTAAAGGGCTTCTACTACCGGCTTGGCTGACTTGGTTAGAATCGCGCTTGTCCCGCGCTTGGCGTTGCGCGCTATCTGCCTAAACTCTTTTAACAGCTCCTCGACTTCCTTTGCTAATTGTTCGTTCATTCTGTGACTTGCGTTTCAAGTATTAAACGATCGTTTCTGCCTTGCTCCGATATACGAATTATGTCCCAGTTGTCACCATTGTAAACAATCCGATCAATTACCGTTACATCTGTTTTACGAATCTCGAAGTTTGCTCGGTTGGTTGCATAAACCGCGCCTTCTGTAACGTCTTCACGAACGCCCGATTTTGGGTACATAACGGCCGCCCAAACAGTCAGCAAGTTAGACCACGTTTCCACGCGTTCGCCGGTTGCATTTTCAACAAGCGCACGTCGTTGGATTGTTATTTGGCGGTCTAATTTACCAATGGTTTCTTTTTTGTTGCGCATCATATCACAAATCGAGTATAGGGTGACATAAAGCGCTCGGACGCGCGAATAACAGCGTCCGACGGTGAATCGGTGCGATTTTCGTAAATGTCCGCTAAGATCAAAAATACTGCAATCTTTAAATTAGCAGGAACCGACGCCGCGCTCGCATATCCGGTCGAGTACGTGACTTTAACTTGGAATGGCTCTGCGGTTGCGTTCCATCCATCGATCGGAACTATTACCCCGCGTTCGCTTGCTGTATGCTTCTCAATAACATATTCACTCGACGCCAAATTGGTGAACGTCGCCGGATTTGTACTGATGGAATACCCGATAGAAGTGAGCGCGCTAAATGGCGCGTAGGTCAAATTAAACGGTTGGTCATCATCCGGAAAGCTCCGGTAAGTTTCCACTACCGTTGCGCCCAAAAGCGACATTTGGCAGTACTGTTCGACAAAGCGAATTGCCGCCCGCAAGTAGGCTTCTATGATAGTATCCTCTGCGCTCCCCGTAACGCGTAAATGCGTTTTAGCCTCATCGACGGAAACGGGCAAGGAGGAAGAGTAAGTTAGCTCTATTGCGGACGGCAAATATTTCATTTTATCGCTTTGTTGCTTTTTTAACGATTGCGTCTGTGGCTGCTTCAATTAGGACTTCTGCAATAACTGCCAAGCCATCTTTGATTAGCCGCTTGGCGCGTGATTCTGGTACGTCTTTATGAATACCTTTTCCATATCCAAAGTCGCCGTCCTCATCGTGGCCAACAAGACTATCTAAAACGCGAATAGTCATAACTAAGCTGTAATTAGGTGCTTAACTGCTGCGGTGTCAAGTAGCTTTGCATCCCAACGAGCGAAGCCAAACAATCCAATTTCGCCAGTACCCATGTACAAGTACTCGTTGCGCAAAATTTCGAGCGCGCGAGATTGACGAACTAAGTACTTGCTGAAATCGCCGAACAAAATCAACTTGGAAGCGGTGTTGATCGTGCTGTCCATGTCCTGGTTGATGACGTATTGGAATCCGTCGATTGTTGCAGGTTCACCCACGATGAAGGAAGGCTGCCACAGCGGACGCGCGTCAGATGCTCCGATTGATAGCTTTTTGATGTATGCAAGTACATTGTCGTGCATCATAAAGCGGCCGTTCCGACGGTACTCCGGATCTACGCTATGTACAAGGTCGAGGATTTCGGCAAAAGTGATTGCAGTAGCGGACGCGGCGGTTTTACCCAAAGTAGAACCCGTTACAACGCCTTGTGGCTGGGAAGATCCTGTACCGGTGGTGCAACTTTCGTTTGCAGCACGGCCAAAACGAGTTCCCATCAAGTTGGCAACATACGCCTCAATGTCAAATGCGCTATCCTGGATAAGCTCCTTTGAAAGCTTAATAAGATCGCGGTAAGTGTACGCACCAACGGCAACCTGTGCAAATGTAGTGTCTTGAACGGTCGCGGCACTGCCTTCGGCAACGAGTACCGCTTTGGCGCTCGTGTCGTTGTTAGTAGGGAAGTTCAAGGTATTTCCGGAATCCGTCAAAAGCAAATTCGCAACCTCCAAAACGCCGCCGTACGCCTTCATCGATTCAATGATCTGATTTGCAAGGCTAACGGGAACAGTAAAGCCGCCTAAAGAGTTAGTGCCAGCGATTAACGTGTTGGTTCCGCGCTTTTCCAAAATAGAACGCTCGGCATCTGTCATCCGCGCTTCGCCTTGAATAATGTACTTGCGAAAAACGGCATTAAAGTCGGCGTTCACCTCTTCAGGATTGCGCTTATCATTTGCGCGGCCTCCTCTCTCCTCGTTCTCATAAAATAACTCCGCTGATCGTTTTTCAGCTTCAAACGCTTTTTGGCTGCGTTGAAAGGATTGGTAAGCTTCTTCCTGCTCCTTCTCAGCTTTGGCAAAGGTTGCCTCCAATTCGGATTTGCGGACATCGGTAAGCCCTTCCACGTTAAGCGCGGAGGCGGCTTCCTTCATTGCGGCTACTGCGTTGTCATGCCGCTTTTTTAGATCTTGGATTT